GGATTCTATATGACCAAACCTAAATAAAACATTTATTTTCATATAAATGTTTTATTATAAGGGAGGGTGTTTGAGGGAACCTACGGTTCCCTTAAGAGGGAGGGTGTTTGAGGGAACCGTAGGTTCCTTCAAGTTCCTTCAAGTTCCTTCAATTTATTCCATTTTTTTAATCATAAATCCCTGTTTAAAATCGATTTCCTTGGGTTCGGCATCATTCATCGGAACGTTTTCTACCAAGGAATTTTTATCATTATTGGCCATTTTTTGTGGAGTTGCATCCCCATCCGAACTCGTCACTTTATTATGATCCCCCACCACAATATTAAATACAGGTTTGATATCTGGGACGCCCGTAATGGATGGATTGACATTATTGAATACGGGATCCGAAACAGCCGGTATCGATTGTCCATAGGGCATATCCCCCTCAAATTGTCCTATAGGACTATTCTGCAAATAACTCGGATGGAAGGGATATATATGATTCTTTTCAACGACTTGTAATGCATTCTCGGGTTCAAGACCATCGTAATCTTCTGTATCGATCGTAACATATTTATCTCCTATATGTTTTATGTTCCAAACACGTGGTTTTATATCTTTCCCGCGATACATGACACGTCCACCTACTTTCAATTCTTGTGTCTCGGATGGTAAATCCGGGGTAGTAGGTTCGAATCGTGCAACGGGTTTTGCGGGCAATACTGTCGGTAAATCCGGGGTAGTAGGTTCGAATCGTGCAACGGGTTTTACGGGCAATACTGTCGGTAAATCCGGAGTAGTAGGTTCGAATCGTGCAACGGGTTTTGCGGGTAGTACTGTCGGTAAATCCGGAGTAGTAGGTTCGAATCGTGCAACGGGTTTTACGGGTAGTACTGTCGGTAAATCCGGAGTAGTAGGTTCATAACGACGATAAGGTAATTGGACATTCGTTTGGACGGCAGGTATTTCGGGGATAGGTCCTCCTCTCTCGCTAGGTACTATAGGATTTATATTCGCCGTCGATCTATTTTCCTGTATCATGGTCTCCCTCAATTTCTGTAATTCGCCTATATCGAATCCCGTCAACTTTTTCGTATTGTCGGAAAACATCAAATTCTCCATTTGTTCTATATTGTCTTCTGTAATGATACGCATACACACATTCATCGCCTGCAATTCTTGTATGAGCAATTTGAACGAATATGGCGCGGAAACTAGACTGAATGAACGTCCGTATTTCGTGATATTCTCCACGTGCATGTCTTCTCCGACCAATGAACCAGAGTATTTTATAGGACCATCCGCCAACGGACTCATAAAGAGATTTTTATCCGGATTATAAATGGCAATCATCCCCGTTGTATTACAAACCGCGAAAAAGTATTTGTCTCCACGTTCCATCATCGATTCCGTCAAGAAATTGGTCGCGCCATGTGCAAGAACACCGTCGCGCTCCATTTCTCCTATACGCAAACCACCGTCATTTGCACGGCCACTTACCGGCTGACGCGTGAGTGCTGTACGTGGCCCCAATGCACGGAAATTGACCTTATCTTTCACCATATGTTTCAAGCGCATATAATACGTAGGTCCTATAAAGATCTCTGCGCCAATTTGTTCCCCCGTCATTCCATTATAGAGTACTTCATTCCCACTGGAATGAAACCCTACTTTGGTGAGAAGTGATCCATAGATGCCGATTTTGGATCCTTCATTCTGGAATGCAGTACAGTCGCCGAAAGATCCGTACATTGCACTCGCCTTCCCCGTAATACATTCGACGAGTTGTCCGATCGTCATACGCGACGGGATTGCATGTGGATTGATAATCATATCGGGTCTTATTCCGTCTTTGGTAAATGGGATGTCGGATTCGGGGAGAACGATTCCCACCGTGCCTTTCTGTCCCGCTCTAGAGGCCATTTTATCTCCCAGTGTAGGAATGCGGATTTCCCGGACTTTTACTTTTGCAATGCGATTGCCCTGTTCTCCTTCGGTAATGAACGATTTGTCCACCACACCCAATTGGCCTTTTTTCGGCGTTTTGGATTCGTCCCGACGTGAAAGGGCGCCTTCCCCCGCATAGGCAGAGACGCCGATAAGAACGGTTTTATCATCCACGGGAGTATTTTCTTTAATGATTCCGTATTTATCCAATTTACTATAATCATATCCCGGTTTCAATCCCACAATATTTTCTTCGCCTTCTATTCTGGCAAAGATCTTGTTCATGATGGTTGCGCCATTATCTCCGCGACTCTTTTCCTCGTGTGTCTCATAGGTAGAATAATAGGTGGTGCGGAAAAGACCGCGTTTGAGTGCCCCTTCATTGATAATGATGGAATCTTCCATATTATATCCACTATATACCATGATCGCCACGATCGCATTTTCGCCATAGACGTTTTCTTCGTGGTTGATAAAGTCCATATACCGCGATTTTACAAGGGGAATTTGTCCATTGGCCAACACCACCGCGGATTTATCCATACGCAATTGATAGTTCGTATGGTACAATGAAACGGCCTGTTTACTTTGACCCGAGGAAAATGCATTACGCGTGGCGGGATTATTTTCGGGGAATATCACCATATTTTCCATCATGCCAAACATGAACGATGGATGGATTTCGAGATGGGTATGGTACTTGGAAATATCCTTTTTCGTCAATGCAATGAGTGCATCTTCGCTCTCACTCGTATCTATATAATCAATGATGGCTTTATGTTCGATGAATTTGGCCTGTTTGGCCGGATTGGATTCCCCGTCGATTCCGTCATATAGATCACTCAATTCGTAGATCTGGGTATGGTTCGGGACAAAATCCTTGATTTTTTTATCGTGGAATCCGGTAATGAATTCTGTCCATCCCCCTCTGGATAAACCTTTGCCTCGTCTCCCCGCAAACGTATCGACGGAAAATTCGCCCGTCGCTTCATCACGGTAGAATATGGGGCGACAGAGTCGCCCTGCATCCGTATATATCAATATCATATTCTGTTTGATGTCGAATGAAATACTCGCATGAATCGGGATAAGTGCATTTCGGCGAAACAGTTTGAATTTTTCACAACACATGAAAGGATCTTCTATCGCACCACACCAGTATCCATTGACAAAGACTTTCGTCATGACGGACAATTGAACGGGCACCAATTCCTCGATGAGTTTAAGCACGACATTTCGTCGCAACCATGTAATCATGGGTTCCCGGCTCATACCCCTAGAAATATACGTACTGATGGCCAGATTTTTAATGAGTCCTATATTACCTCCGTCGGGTGTATCTATAGGATCAAAATATCCCCATTGTGAGGTGTGTAACAAACGGGGTGGAACGAGTTTGAGTCCCGCATCCAGATGCAAATTCGTTTTTCGCATTTGCGCAGTGGCGGAAAAGAACGACAGACGGTTCAAATCTTGGACGATTCCAACACGCGCCGTATGTGATTGTGCACCCCATCCACCCTTGAACGCTTTCTTGAATCCGGCATCCACCGTTCTCTGCAAAAAGACCTCGCGGTAATTCTTGTGAATGAGTCCGTACAAATTTTCACTATAAATATTCTGATTGAAATAGAGGCGTTTCTCGAATTCCACGTGAATCTCTTTCAATTGAATGGTATAGTACTCGCGGAAAAGATCCCCGATCAAAACACCGGGCGTTTCCAGACGTTTAAATTTGTAATTGTCGCGATTCGTCTCTTGTTCAATCCCGAGATAGACTTTCAACAATCGGAATACCATATATCCCAAATAATACGCCTTTTGAATATAGGTAGTTTCTCCTATATGGGGCAATAAATAGTCACATAGAATCTCTAATGCATGGGTAATCGTCTTGCCTTTCGTCAAGATTGCGATATATTTCAATGCAGAACGTTGATTGACCACACTTCCCGCATCATGTACGGACGGCGCAAAATGATCAATCATGGATTCGAATTTCGATAGGTCCAATAGACACATTTCGATGATTGCTCTATCTGACAAAATGCCAAGTGCGCGGAAAAGGATGAAAAGGGGGATCGGTTTGCGGACATTGGGTACGGCCACGACAATATTCAGATTGGTGAATGAGTTCGTGGGGGCGACGAGTTTTACAGACATGGTTCTCACGGGTTTTGCTACATTTTCAGAGACGGATCGGATATCTGCGGAATATAGATATTTATCATCCGACGTTTTTTTCACATACATGATATTGTTGGCAAACTGTTCTTGGGGGACGATCGATTTTTCTTTTCCGTCGATAATGAAATACCCCCCTACATCGTTCTTGCATTCACCCATGGAAAAACGGAGTTCTCGGGAAAGTTTCGATAAAATGCAGAAATCGGATTGCAACATAATGGGAAATTTACCTAAATAGATCTTTTCTAGGACGAGTATTTGACGTTGCGTATTCGGTCCAATCATGGATTTCTGTGTGACTTCGCGTAATTGTGCCATTTCTGCGGGGGCAAGTTCGAGTTGTTTTTTAGTCCGTTTTTTCATGGGCATCTTTTTCCCTTCTTTTACAGCGGTCTCGTCTTCTTTCCCCTCTCCTCCTCCGGTAATCGAAACATTGTCGACATATGCAGATCTACCTTCGTCCCCCCCATGCAAATCTTCTATATGACTTCTATCCAAAATCTCTTGACCCTCTTTATAATTGGAAAAACGGGCTTCTTCGTACTGCTCTTCATTACCGCCTCCTTCAAATTCCTCTCCACCAATAACGGTAGGCAATTCTCCCTCCTCCAAAATATGGATGATTTCCACCTCGACGTCATAGTGAATGGTCATTGCATAAGTCATATTTCGCAAACGGGCTTCGTTCGGATACATGTAATGAGGGCGAGATTCATCATATATGACAGGTTTCCCAAAATAAATAAGCGATCCGTCGCGTCCGCCCATATAAAGCCTACATTTCGATCGATAATCGTCGATCGTATCATCCCATCTAGATCCGATTTCGATCGGATTCTTTTCTTTAAATATTTGGAAAATCCCCTTTTTAAAAAAATCATTATACGATTCTATATGATGTGTCACTAAAGATTGTGGATTATCACGGAAATAGGTCTCTATAATATCCCATACAATATCTTGATTTGTAGATTTGGATGATTCGACATTATTCATTATATACTGTATTTTGATTTTTTATCTTCATTCTTTTTCTCAAAGAAATCTATATGAGAGATTTCAACGGTAGCGACAACCTTTTCGGTCCTATGAGCAAAGATTATTGCCTTTATTTTTATTTCCTTTCAATCGTCGGGTTCATCTTCTTGATGCTTACCGTCATTAGTTCGCTTTTTATCGGAATTTCGAAAAGAAAAGACGGAGAATATTTCTTCAAAATGTTTTTGATAGCTTTAGGATATTTCATCTTTTATTTCCAGAACCGTCTGTTATATTCCATGTGTGTTTCGGCATAATGGATCGACGGATCGACGAATGCGTTTTGATTTCACCCATTCATGTAAATATATTATTTATACTTACATGGACATTCTTTATTATAGTAATTATTGCGAAAATTGCAAAATGGTACTTCAGTTTATCACGAAAAATAGTCTTATAGAAAAAATAGTGTGCATATCCATCGATAAACGGCGACGCGATCCTCGCACGGGACAGTACTTGATCCAATTGGAAAATGGGAGGGAAGTAGTTATGCCCCCGAATGTACACAGCGTCCCTGCACTCCTGCTCGTAAAGGATAATTATCGCGCCATTTTCGGGAATGAAATCACGACGTATTTGACCCCCCCCGTTTCATCCACCATGGCCGAAAACGGGGAACCCAATGGATACATTTTAGGACAAACGATGGGATCGAATATCATTTCCGAACAATATACTCTATATGACATGACTCCGGATGAATTGAGTGCGAAAGGTAAAGGGCGTAGTCGGCAGATGTATAATTACGTTTCTGCGAATTATGATACGCTTTCTATACAAACTCCACCGGATACGTATCGCCCCGACAAATTGGGCGAGAGTGCAACGATCGATAATTTACAACAAAAGCGGAATTCTGAAATTCCGACCGCACTTCCACCGAATATTCTGGGGTTATAACATCTATCCAATCGGTCTTTAGGAATATGACTATAACGTAGATAATAGGAAGGAAGCAAGGAGACGGAGAGAGATCATGATGATGCCTTTTCGTATTTCCAATGCCGAAAAGGCATAAAAAAGAATTAACATACAAATATAAAAAATGTCGGATCAGAAAAAAACGACGATTCTAAGAGGATTCAATACCCATTTTTTCGAATTTATAGATGATCTTATACGAATCTTCCCCGAAAAGGAAGACATTGCAGTTGCCAAGACCACCTTTGAATGGTTTAAAAAGGCGAATCCCACATCCATATTGAAGGCGTGGAATTTTTTCGTATATGAACCTTATAAAGAGATTATTCACGAGGGAGACATTACCTTTTTCTTCCATAAGGATTATGCACAGGATCTCACCTATTTGAAAAATTCGAACGAGATTATCAAAATCATTGATACGTTGCGCGAACCAGTCAGTCAAATGAATGTCGGGAATCAGGCACATAGCATGAAATATATGCAAAATTTGTCCAGACTGTCGGATGTGTACATGAAAATGTAACCCTAATCCCCATGTAGATATATTATCAAGGAAAAAACCAACATAAAAACAATACGATATAGATAGAAACGACTGGTTTATGAAACATTTACATCACAATAATATGAAGTATTTCAGTAGCGGTGAAAGCGATGGAGCCGGTACTGAACATATATATATGAATTATGTCGTTGATCCCCATTTCCCCGATCTTTCAATCAAAAGCGAAAAAACGGAATCCTATCGGATCCTCACACATGAAACGGAAAGTATGTATCGATCCGTCGTGGTTTCGCACCCCGAAAATGGATT